GTGCCGCCAGTGGGGAGGCTCCACCCTGACGGACATCTACATGGTGTGGATTCAGATCTTCCACAAGACATCATGGAACTGCAACATCTGCGGGCACCAGTCCACATCGTCCATCACTGTCTTCAACATGTACGAGCGGCTCATCAGCGCCCTGCCGCTGTGGCTCTTCTATAAGACCGGCGATGAGTATCCTGAGGACGTGCGCAAGATACGAAACGACTCAAAGAACCCGAACATCAAGTACCTCGTACCCAGGAACTGCAAGATCCAGACAAGCTCTGCCCTCAACCCTGAGGCAGCACGCTCTGATGACGTCGCCATGGCGCACATCACGGAGGAGGCCTTCTTCCCCGACACGGAGAAATGGACTCCCGCCAAGGTGGTCAAGTCGGTCATCAGCCCGCTGACGGGAAAGCCGTATGAGTTCGTCGTTCGGGAGTCCACGCCCAACGGCATGGAGAATGAGTTCCACGACGAGTGGATACGCGCCAAGACCGTCGACAAGGAGGGGCGCCCGCTCTCGTCTTATACGCCTGTCTTCGTCGCCTGGTTCGAGATAGAAACGTATGTCAAGCGCTTCAACAGCGAGGACGAGCGTGCCGACTTCGCCGTCTGGCTGTGGAAGCACCGCAAGGACGGATCGGGCAACGGGGCGTACTTCTGGCATCTCTATGAGATAGGGGCATCGCTCGAGGGCATCAACTGGTACATAGAGAAGCTCAAGGACTATGCCACCATCGAGGACATGCAGCAGGAATACCCGTCCGACGATATCGAGGCATTCAAATACTCAGGCAAGGCCGTCTTCGACATCTACAAGGTCGAAGCGCTGCGCGAAGACTGCGCTGCCCCTGTCTTCATCGGCGACATCGAAGGCGACAGCTACGACCCCACAACGCCAGCAGGTGGCGATTATGTCGCCACGGAATACGAGCATCATCCCTGCATGCAGAACCTGCGTCTCGTACAGCAGGCAGGAGGCTTCCTCCGCATCTGGGATCTGCCAGACGATAGCATCCAGGTGAAGCACCGCTACATCGCTGCCGTCGACATCGGAGGCTCCCACAAGACGTCCGACTGGTCTGACATCGTAGTCCTCGACCGCTACGACGTGATGTATGGAGGCGTGCCGACGGTAGTGGCCGAATGGCATGGTCACTGCGACCCTGACCAGCTGGCAATGAAGTGCGCTCAGATAGCTCATTTCTATCAGGATGCCTTCCTGGTGGTCGAGAACAACACAGCCTACAGCCGCATGAACGACACCGACGGAGATGTCAGCGAGCTGTTCTTCCCCATCCTCGTCCCGCTCTACGACAACCTCTACAACTCCAATCACTCGAAGCTCATCAAGCACCGCCCAAAGGAGCTGAAGTACGGCTTCAACACGAACCGCGCCACAAAGGTGGCCATCGTCAAGTTCCTTGCCGCCGTCATCCGTGAGCAGAAATATATGGAGCGTGAGGAGGAGACGCTCAGCGAATACTCCTACTTCATGCAGTATCCCAACGGCGAGTACGGCAACGTGCCCGGCAAGCACGATGACCGCGTCATAGCACGCGCCATCGCCCTCTACGTCGAGCATGAGATGCCAGTGCCAGTAGTCATAGTCCAGAAGACCGCCGAGCAGATAGCAGCCGAGAAGCTCCGACGCAAGAAGCCCCTGGCCCCAGAGATCATCCGCTAGTCAAACTGTGCTGCAACACCGTTGCAGTCTAAACCGAAAATAACAATGAAAAAGAACATCATCACCCGCGTCTTCTACCGCATCTACCGTCCTTACATCATCCGTAAGGAGAAGTTCATCGCCACGCGCATGTGGCGCGACGGAGTACGACAGGCAGAGAAGATGCACAAGGAACTGAAGACACCCCGTGTCTATCTCTTCTACGACGCCAAGCACCGCGTCTGGGCGCCCATGACCTACGAGGAGAACAGGCTCCTAAAGCCGTCATTCAAGGTGCTGCGCCGCATGGGAAAGATGCACGGCATGCAGAACATAAAAAATGTAGAAGACATGAAACGTGTCTCCTACTATTATACGCACTCCTCATGGGGAGCACGTTCATGTGCCGAAGAGAACAGCCTACGCGCCCAGAAACTGGCCAAGTGGATATACTACTACGTCAACCGTCTCTCCGTACCCATGGCCAAGCTGCGAGCCTACGAGAGCCGCGAATAGCCCCCTATGCCGCATCACCGATGCGGCTGACTACCCGCCGATACCTCCCGAGACAGCCACCTGAGGCATGCTGACACCCGACTGCACCAGCTTGCCAGCGCCATTGCCGGCAGACTGAGGCTGCGCAGTAGCCAGGTGCGAAGCACCCTGTCCTGTCTGCTGCGATGGCATCGCAGCTCCCTGCTGCATCGCCTGCTGCATCTTCTCCTGCTTGTGCTCCTGCCAGAAACGCTTCAGACGTGCAGTGTCACCAAAGTCAGCGCTGTCCAAGGCCTGCCCGAAGTCTACCTCATCCCTCAGGTATGCCTGCCAGGCAAGGTCTCTCATACCCTCACGGACGGTGGCGCTGTTGATGTCTAGCGTCATGGCCATGTCGTAGTCTATGTCACCCATCGTATCACGGTTGTAGTACATCTTCGTGTCCTGCCCGGTGACCTTGATGCTCCTCCTGTTGTCATAGAACCATTGTATTGTCCACATCTGCTTCTTGGCCACACGAAGGGTGAAGTTATTGAAGGAGTTGACGTAGTCGGCAACACCAACGGCACTGCTCTGCTGCTCTGCCATGTAGCGTCTGGCACTGGTTCCTGCCGTCGGAGCGGCTCCCTGTAGTGCGGGCTGCACATTACTCTGCGCCGTCACCAGCTCACGGTCACGCTGCATGATGAGGTCGATGCCGGCAGGGATGCTCTTGTTCATGATCTGCTGGGGTATCTGACCGCCTTTCTTCGTCGTGTAGAGGATGACGCCGTCCACCTTGGCCCAGTTGTCTGAGATATCATCGATGTCCATCTTGTCGGTCACAGCCTCCGTGTCGATGGCAAGAGGGCCTTTTGCCGAGTTCATGATGATGAAGTCGAGCATGATGTTGTCGTGGTTGTACTGACGCTGACGGTCGATGAGCCTGTCCACGAAGCTGCGTACCTCGCCCTGAATGCAGGGGTAGGCCAGGAACACATAGGGATGATAGTAGAACGAGTAGCCGTCGCGCAGCACCTTGTATGGGCTGACACCCTCGTCAAGCAGGTAGCCGTTCGGCGACAGCATCCTCCAGTACCAGATCTCCTCAATACCCAGCTCATACTCTATCAGCTCCAGCTCATCGTCAGGGACATAAGTCATCGGAACACCGTTCTCGTCGAGCAGAGGCACGCCGTTCTCGTCCTTCATGATGTTGTCGGACTTGCGCTGCTCGTTCTCACGCTTGATGGACTGAAGGTCTTCCAGAGGACGGTAGCCGGCACTGGCGTTCAGCCTGTCATGACACCACAAGGCCCTGTTCCTCTCCAGCGTCCATATCTCGATAAACCTGCACTTGCCCACCTCCGACGGATGGTAGAAGTCATCCAGGTGGCCAGCCTGGTTCATGCCGGTGTCACGATAGCCCTGCGTCTCACGGTAGCTTGAAGCGGCAGCGTAAATCTGCGTCAGCTTGCGCTCGTCGTTCGCGCTCTTGGAGAAGAGCTTCAGCATCATAGGCCATGTCACGTCGTGCGCCTCAGCAATGAACTCCACGTCCTCGAGGTCTTTCCTGCTGAAGTTCTGCACGGCCAGTTTGAAGGGGTCGACGGTATCCACATACACATCGTCACGCCCGTTACGGAAAGCCCATTTCACCTTGTCGCAGATGAATCCGCGCAGCGCATGGTTCTCAAACTGGTCGGCATCGTGCTCTGCCTTATTGTTGTTGTTGCAGTTCTGACGCAGCATCTCATTGAACAGACTCACATAGTCGGCCTCGTCGCTGTCCACGCTCTTGATGCTGGGAGCCATATACTGCTGCCTCACCAGGCCCTTCAGAGAAATCATCTTGTCGGTGATAATGTCACAGCTCAGCGCAGGCATGCCCTTCATCTCCATATAGCGGCGCACGCTCATCTTATGACCGTTATACACCACCTCGTCTTCCAGCTGCCTGCCCATGTAGTAGTTCGCGTCACGAATCCACTTCTTTCGCAGGTCGCGCATGCAGTCGTAGTAATGCGAGGCCGCCTGCATCAGCTTAGAGTAGTTGGCGTCATTGGAAAAGCGGGTGTGATCCCAGCCGTTATTCAGCCATCTGGAGTCTATCAGGCCACCGCTGACGGCACTATCGCGGTCGTTGAAAACTTCGTCTCTCATATCTCTTTCGTCATTATTATTGTCCCGTCTGTCGCGATACTATCGCGACTCACCCTGCAAAAATACCTCAATCCGCTCATTATTCCACCATAAAACCCAAAACCATCTGCAAATTGAGGTTTTATGCCTCTTATCTTCCTCTTTTTCGCTATCTTCGCAATACTCTTTTTTTCATACAGGTGTTTTTGTGTTGTATACTGAGGAGGTTCGCCGTGAGGCAAGCCTCCTCATTCTTGTCACGATGTCATAAATCCTTGTTGTCTTGATGTCTAAATTTGGGTTTTATGGCAAGAGAATCTCTCCTTTCTCTTATCTTTGCACAAAAAGTCAAAAGCAATGACTATCACTATCACATACGACAACGTGATGGGTATCGTTGAGGGAATCAGCACCATCATCGCGCAGAAGAACGGAGGCACACCGTCCTTCGAGGAGCTGTGGGCTTCACCGAGCGAACACAAGAAACTCGACATCTACTACCGCGAGGCCGTCAGCGACCTGGAACGCAGGGTGATGGAGTGGATACTAAACACCACCACGCAGTTCGACCTCACCGTCGATGGCACGAACTACGCCCTGAACATTACACCCCATCGCTACTGGCCCACCAGGCTCACGGGTCTGCTCTCCAATAAGGTGCAGGACTATATGGTGCACACCATAACGGCCGGATGGCTCAACAACTTCCCCACGCTCAATGTCAAGGAGGACTATGCCGCCATGGCCGGCACGGATCTCGACGATATACGCTTCATCCTGGAGCAGCGCGAGTTTGGCTTCGCCGACAGCACACGCTCCACCGACAGCGACACCAAGCCGACGGAGGCAGGCCCCGCCGCAGCCTCCCGCTCCGCCGACAGCGACACCAAGCCGACTGAGGCCATAGTCACTCCTGAAGCCCGCACCGAAGACAGCGCCACCAAGCAGGACGAGACATCCGTCACCGCCGAAGCCCGCACCGAAGACGGCA